CCTGTTTGGTTCACCCCCCTCACTCTCTGGCAGAACACACGCGAGCCAATCACGTAGATGGGAGTGGCGGTCACGAGATCGAACTTTGCAAGGGTGTCGATGAACAAACGGGTGCGTGGATTGACCCCGAAATTGCAGAATATGTGGCGGGCCCGGCGACATACGTCTATTGCGTAGCCACCTCCCTTAAATGACCAATCGAATCCCGAAACGTCGTTCGAGTTGATCTGCAACTCCGCCACATCGCAGCCGTACGCGCGCGCCGCCCGCGACGCAGCACTGCGGTAGTAGTCCACAGTGTTGCCTATTCCTATGTCGTGGGAGCCCGAGCCGATGGTAGATGGCAAGCGGGCGCGGTCCTCGCCGGTCCGCCCTTGATACCAGGCTACATACGCTTCGTTCACATTCTTGTGTAGCACTCGGGCTACCAACTCGTCGATCAGCGATTGGACAAGAATGGAGCGCCACCGGGGGTGCTTGAGCCGTGTGCGGCTGGTGAACGTTCCGTCCGGGTCAACGGCGTACACCTTGCGCAGCGGATGGCCTTCGTCCTTGATGTTTGGGCAGACCGGGTCGCGCAAACCGTGGTGGACGAGGGACTCCGCCGACTGCTGTTCCAGCCAATTAAAACTCGCCCGCTGAAGGAGCATGATGCGCGTAATGGTAGCATCAACAATCTCCTCGCGGAAGTCGGCCAGCACGTCTCCCTTGAGAGTGCGGCCAAAAATTTTGCCAGTCCAACCGGCGGATTTGTCGCCATTTACCTCAAAGGTTGCTTTCTCAACCTCCCGTGCCACGTCCTGTATGTTGGCGAGGTCGGGCAACTCATCACAGCCTAATTCAAGGTCCGTGGGATACGAGTTGACCGTGGCGCGAAAGCGCGCGGGGTCCAACTTCTCTGCCGGGCCCTCGGGCCCCTGGCGTTTCAGCACGTTGGCTTGCAGTGAGTCCCGCACGCCGTCGTCTGTCATGTCCGGCTTGACATAATCGTCCAGGTCCGCGATGCCGGCGTCTAACGCGCACTCGCG